AATCCTGTCCTGAGCCAGGTCCATATTTTCCCGGTTGATTAAAGCTACTTCATCAAACAACACCTCATCAGCCGGGATTGATATCGCGCCGGTCTTTGAGACCAGCCCGAGCATATAGAAAAAGTGCGTTCCGATTTGCTTCAGCCCGGCCTGGTCGGTACCCATAAGCCTTGAATGCAGGTATTTGCTGCGCTGCACATAAGGGTCAAAACGTGTCTGGCCAAATCTTGTGGCCATTTTATCTGTGGGAAGATAATAAATTACGTTCGCTCCCCATAAATCCACCAGATAAAAGGAATGGGCCAGGAATAGGGTGCTGAAACCGGTCTGAGCGCCTTTGGAAATGGTAATATGGGGATGGGAGAAAATATCTTCAACAATATCACCCATAAACGCCCTGTTCAGAACGTTATATGGCGTCTTGTCATCCAGGATGATGTGTTTATAACAGTATTCCCTAAAGGAAAGACCCTTTTGGCTTTCCCCAACCAGTTCCCCTAAAATACTCACTTGGCACCTCTTAGCCGGCAATCTCCGCCTTGGCTTTTTCCACCAGCTCCATCATTCGCTGCTGCAGCTCCGGGTTTGCCGCCAGCTCTCCCTTAAGACTTTCCTTAATTCTCGCTGCCGCAGTTTCCACGCCCTTATTAAACTGCAGCTTCAGCGCCTCACGCCTGGTCGACGCGTCCGCCAGTTTTGGCAGCACCTTGAGAAGTTCTGTTACTTTTTGCCCCTGCAGGTTATCTAAATTCTGCAGTGTCTCCATAATCATGGAAAGGGCAAGCTCGTTTGTTGCTTCGGCCAGGTGTGTGGCAGGCTCGCCCTGGTTGCTGTCAATGATTGCCTTTGCCTGCTCTCTGACCAGTTTCAGCCGTTCAAGCCTGGTATTGAAATCCTTCCCGTAGCGGCCGACAGCGGACTTACTGACCTCTTCACCCATTTGTTTCAGCCAGGCGGAGATCTCTTCGTATGTATGCCCGGCAACCAGCTTCTCGTTAACCAGTTCAAGCAGGACCGGGGGTAGCATAGCGACCTTGTGGTGCTTCCTTCTCACAACCACCCGCGTCACCTCTGAAAAAGAAGCACGCCTGGGTCTGGCTGGATGTTTCCCTCCAGGAGGTCGATGCCCTTGGCTGTTATATAAACGAGAGTGCGGGAAATACCCAGATGCTTCGCTTCAGCCACCTCCGTGCGTACATACCCTTTTTCCAAAAGGTACTCTATATGACCCCGGAGCAGGGCGGGGGAGGAATCAAACTGGTTTTCTCCCACCGTCGTGGCAATCAATTTTTCACTGCAGCCATGCGGGTAATTATGCATGCATATGGAAAGTATAAAGCCCCTCAATTCCCTGGCTTCATTCCTCGCCTCATTTACAAACATCTTTTTCGTTACCTCCTAGCAGGCGGGCCAGCCCCTTCGATATTTCACCGACATCCCTTGCTATGCGGTCCACCTTCAGGTCAAGACTTGCCACAGCCCTGATAAAATCATCCCTTAAGGCATACTCAAGGGGTAAAGACGCCTTAAAGTCCGCGAGGTCACCCCGCAGGTCTTTTATTTCCTTGTCTTGGGCTTCATCTTTCTTCTCCTGGTTGGTCATCCAGTACCTGACGAAAAAGCCGATTATAAGCACCGCCGAACCCAGCAGGCTTACCGCTATCAGAAGAGCGGGGAAGTATAGGCTTGAAGGCATTACCTGTACCGCTTCGCTCACTACGCCACTCTCCTAACCCGCGACCGGAACTTGCTTGACCTGGAATACTTTGGACTCAATAGTGTTTTTGATATGTGTCACATAGTCGCCAAAGTTTTCCTGCAGAACAGCCAGCACTTCAGGCCCGACAGTCTTAATTACCTCGTCATAAGCTTCCTGGCCGATTTTAAGCAATTCCGCCCGGTCAGCGATTCCAGCCTTAACTTTTTGCCGCAGGCTGGCCGCGATGGTCTGTTCAAACTTTTCCACCGTCCTGGTCGCGACGTCATCCAGTTGTTTAGTTGCCCTCCAAAGTATGCTCGCTTGCTCCTGATCCTGCATCTGCGCTGTCTTCTCTTTGATGTGTTTAGCCGCTTGATGCAGGTAATATACCGCATACGTACTCGCGAGAGAGAGGATTGCGATCAGTACCTCCACCAAAACTTCCGTCCCTTTTGCCATCAACTGCCCTTCCACTATAATTACCTCCTTTGTTGCGCCTGCCGTGCTATAGTAAAATCCCAGCCGCTATACAACTGGGATTTTATACCTGTGGTATTAAACTGTCCATATCAAGCACTTGAAGAAATTACTTGTAGAAAACACCAGAGGGGTTCAAAACATTTTTAGCTGCTCACCCCGCTCGGAGCCGATAGTGTCCTGAAGGATATCCCTTATCCATGACTCTGACAGGCAGTATTTTTTCGCCAGGTCCCGGACGTTAAAACCGGTGAATTCCTTTCTGATCATCCGGTCACGGACATTCTTTATTACCGAGTCGTACTTCGGAATATACAGATATGATCCGCCCAGTTCCATGGCCAGCTGGATCGCGTTCTCAGGCCCAATGATGGACGCTATTCTCTTATATGACTCCGGCAGGTCCTCCAAAGTTACCTCTTTGTTCAGCAGGTCATTCACCGGTTAACCACCACCTTGATTAAGATTTATACTTCAGGCGAAGCCTTTGCCGTTTTGACTTTAGCCTGGCGTTCCAGCAGTTTTTTTAATCCTTCGATTATCTGCCAGGCGGCTCTGGCGGTAAGCCACCGCAGATCCTCCACCTTGGCGTATTTCTTGACAAAGCCCTTCAGTCGCTTTGGATTATCGGCCCAACCCAGCTCTCCAGCCAGCTTATTTATTTTCCAGACCTGCGCCTTCGACGCCATCTCCGGCCTGTACTGCCTGTCCAGCCGGTCCTGCAGGTAGTCGATCACCCTGGCAGCCTGGGCAACTGTAAGAGTGGAGATATGGTCGGAACCTGTAATGTTATATACCACGCCGCGCAGATCAACTTCGTCCATACCCAGTTCTCTGGCCATCACCCAGAGCTTCTTTATTTGCGGCTGCGTAATTAATTGGGCCATTTCATAACCAGCCTTTCCTACTTGAGTTTCGTTCCAGTCCGGTCGAAAACAGTTTTAGCGATGTCGATAACTTCTTCAACCGCTTCCATACCTATGTGGCCATAGGGGGTATATTTTTGCAACGCTTCTATGCTCTCGAAAGCTTTTTGGGCCTGGGCCGGACAGACAGCTGGGAGTATGGAAGCGAGAATATCCGACGCAGCGGCCATTCCTTCATGGGCTGTATGTCTTTCATAATTTGTATTCGCTTTTCTTTTCAACTCAGCATAGGCAATCCCGTTCCTGACTGTTTCAATAAGCAGTGTTTCCAGCGCTATTTCGATTGATAGTTTTTGTATGATCGACATTGTTTCATCTCCTTTCAATAAAGAACTACAACATTGTTTTCATTTGCATATTCTCTGGCTATCTCAACAGCCTTGCTGACAAGAATAGTGCCTGTGTCAAGCACTACGTTGTCTCCAGTGCTCCACGCAATATCTTTTGTTTTACTAACACACCAATTGCCGGTTTCAGGATTCAGGGCAAGGTAATATATGATGCGCATTTTCTTTATCTCACTCGTTTTCTGACAAGTTCTCCGTCACCAATATGGTATTCCACCTCAGAAAAAATTCGCTCACAGCCCATACACCGCCACCGGCGTATGTCATCGGCAAAATATACCTCATGAAGTGAGCGCCCGCAAATCGGACAAGAAATTTCTTTCATAGGAACCATTCACTCCTTACGAATTAGGTGCCCGACTCTTGCTTAAGCCATTCCAGGGTGCATGTCAACGGTCTGACCAGTCGCACTCAATCTCAGCCATTCCCATATCGTTTGGGCACATAAGAGTTACTGCCATTTCTTCTATGCTCATATTTTTGATTAATTCATAGTTGGTCATCATCTTCACTCCTTCGCACTATTACCAAACACAACAACTATCGAATGTGCAGTTATTCACTTTCTTTTGTGACTCTTGAGTTAATAAAAACGCTCGCACCGTTTGGCATTTTCATATTCTCGATTACGGTTTCTTCAACCAGTGATTTTACTTGTTGCAAGTTTTTGGGATTTAATTTAATACTTGAGTCTATATCTACTGTGATTCTGTATTTCATTTTTACCTCACTTTCGCTTATTTTTAATCTCCCGTAGTTGCTTTGCTCTTTCGTGTGTAAAGTCGCTTAAATCTGCTTCCGTCAAAGCTTTTTCAACCCCGTTTACACAGTTTTCCTGGACCTTGACTGCCTTACCGCCTTTCCCGACAGCCCACCTTTTCAGTGTTATTTGATGCTGATTTTTACAGGATAAGGCGTCTTTTAAATTATCGTAAAGCTTATTGCATGTAGGGCACCTATACCAGGTTTCAATGTGCGCCATATTATTAACCCTCCTTGTTCTCCAGATCTTCTCCGCCGTTAACGCGCCACTATGGCGCACCGTGTTTAGCTCTCCCAAATTTTAGCCGGCCTTTAATGAATCTAACCTCGGCTTTGCCTAAGATGAGAATAAGGTCTTAGATACCATCAGCTCCACCTCACAGCTAACGTCTTTTCTTTTTCGGGGCGGGCAGCGTCTTGCCCCCACCAAGGCCGCAGGCCTCGCAGCTCTCGGCTCTTTTGTCACATCTGAATTTACACGGCTCACCAACGCGAAACCGGCAGCGGCAACTTATCATTTTTCCCCTGAAACCGACCGGTAAGTTAACCCCCGGAATCGTCATATTAATCGGTTCCGTCATATTAACTAACCTTTTTTCCCTTCTGGCTCTCCACCCGGTAGCGGATGGAGTATTTCAGCCGGTTAAAGTCACTGGCAAACTCCGCTTTCAGCGCCTCAAGCCCCTTTGACTTTTCAGCCTTCTGCAGTTCAAGGCGGCCCCGTGTTGCCCTGGCTGCCGCAAGTCTCGCGTCCAGCTCAGCGATCTCATCATCCACCGCGAGCAGCTTATGGTCGATATCCGCACACGACAGCTCCACCTGCTTCGTTTCGGCTGCAATCCTTTCTTTGAGTCCCAAGACACGCTCCGTCTGGACCCTGCAAATAGTCAGGTTAACCTCCGGGCTGAACCCGAAGTCAATATCGACCAGAGTGATCAGCTTGTCTGCGGCGATGTTATAAATAAAGAAAATATCATCCAGCACCCGGTACTGTATCTGCTCGCCGTTTTCTTCTTCCTCGTGCACGACAGCCGCCTTGTCAAAGGCCGCTTGTATTTCAGTGTCTAACTCTTCCGGGACCATGCTGGCCGCACCGGGGTTAACCCTTTCTATCCAACGTTTGCGGGGATGTTTCCCGATAATCACTGAATCTGCCTCCAGTGCGGAGCAGCCAACAGGGCGGCTGCCAGGTAGCCGGCCACAAAGCCGAGAAACCAATGCGCCCAGTAAGTGCTCATAATGTTTTTAGCCTGGCGCAACAAGTGTCTCCTTGACTTTTGCTTCGGCGGAGCCAGTAAAATCTCCAGCTCTTTGGATGATAAGGCGCCCTGACCGGCGCCCAGAATCTTTTGTGTTTGCATAAACTAGCGCCTCGCTTTCCAACTCACTATCTAACGAATGTAAAGGCTCCTGATAAATGCCTTTTCCTTTTCTTTACGAGCAATCTCCTCGGGTGTCTTACCCATCAATTTCTTGTTTTGCTGCAGGACATATTTCGCCCACAGTCCTTCCACCCGCGCCAGGTGGTCGACCTTATCGCACCAGAATTCATCCGCAAAGGCCCAATCCATACATGCCTGCCACTGGGCCACGGTGGGGGCGTTCTCGCCGGCCAGCATGCCCCTGGCGGTGGAGAGCTGTTTAAGATGCCAGTCGCGGGGGAGCTTTTTAACCCCCCGGACTGACAGCTTTTCTTTGAGGTATTCTACCAGGCTTTTTTCATCTTCCGTAAATACCGTCTTACGCTTTGCCACGCCTTTAAGCTCCCTTTAGACGCTCCCGGTCCACCTCGTACCAGAACACATCTTCGACCTTCTTGCCGGCGCCGACTGCTGCTATGACCTCATCCGGGTACTCTCCCAGCCGCTCTTTATTGACCGACTCCTTTACGATTATGCAGTCATCCATTTTCTGCGCCCGCAGCGCTTTAAGCACCGCCTGGACACTGCGGATAATGATCTTCGTGCTCTTCCGGAATCCGGTCTTCCCGAAGTTTAGGATCTTAGTTTTCCCTTTTATGTCACCCCGGTTTAACTCTACAAAGGCTTTTACTTCCGCCCCTAATTTCTCAATTCTTTCCTTTATTGGCTTGGCGTTAAACTCCGCTGCAAGCTTGACCTCCTGAATTATTTCATTCATATCCGCCTCGATGCGCTCAATAGCCAGTTCGCACTCACCGATCTCCTTCATATGGAGGTCAACCTCATCCCAGCTTTTTAAAGCCGGCTCGTTTTCAATCCGAACCCTCGCCATCTTATCCAACCCTCCTTGCGCCGAATAACCCTCTCAGATTCCTTTCGGCTCGAATACCTCTTTTTTGTTTTTTCTTGGCGCCGCCGGGCGACTTTTCACTCTCGATTGGTGTGGCCACCGTCGTTGTGGATACTACTTCCTCTGCTTTAGCCGGTACGTCCTCTACGGTCATGTTTTCCTGGGCTTTTGTCCAGGGACTTCTATAACTCGCGTCGCGATCCCATACCTCGAAGATTTTACAAAAACCCCTGCCCGTAGCGATATCAATTTTAACGATAGGGTTTTCAAACTGGTTGTCCATGAAATTTGGCACCGGTATCACCTCCGGTTTTCTGTGTGTTATAATATTTCAGTGATTTTTACTAGCCCCGGGCTATTAAGATGCTGACACATCATCGGTCCGGGTATCTTTTTGACTTCCACCATTTGGTGGTATCATTATTCACCCCCTCTCTTCAGCCTGCCGCCGGGCTATACCCGGCCCGCTTTCACGGTCATCAGGTGGGGTAGGCCATTCCCCCACGAACCCCGGCACACTCCGGGGATTTCGGCATTTATTTTTTAATCAGTTCAATAGAATCGTTATTCTTAATTAAGTGCCGCTTTAGGGATTTAAACGAAGTCCAGTACGGGCAATAGTAAGTGTACTTAGCATCTGGATCAGGCAGTCCGGCTTTCTGGCGTAATTTCTTAGAGATTTTCCTTAGCCCGGAGCACGTTTTCCGGGACAAAACCGACCTTTTAACCGGCTGAAAGAACCGGCGCCGCTCCTCGCAATCCTTAAGCAGCCATTCCCCTCTGACTTCCCCGTTTATATAGACTAATATGGCATTCTTAAACTGACTGATACGCCCAAGGCGAAGGGTGACCTCGTAACCATCACACCTTAGTTTGACGGTCGTATAAAACGAGTCCAGGCGCTCCTCGATCTCTTTCCAATCTTGCGGAGTAATATTTACTCACCTCTTAACAATTTAATTAGAACGCCAGCCCCAGTGTTTTGGGAGATACCAACATGCTGTCCGCCTCTTGGACTACTTCAAGCGTAATAGTCTCTCCCTGTTCAACCAGGTCCAGCGCGTTTTGCAAGAGCCTATGGTAACGCCGCAGCCCACCCTGTGCCTTGCTGGTGGCTGCCGTCACCAGGTAGTTTCTGGCCGCGTCCGTCATGTTATAGCCGGCCAGCGCCGGCAGTATCTCGCTGCGTTTTACCCCTTTCATTGCGTAGGCCCGGCGCACCCTGGAATAAAATTGTGACAAATTCTCACGCCCGCCCGGACCTTTTACCAGGAAGGTAGCCAGGCGGGGAAGGCCGGCCAGGATCAGCCCGCAATGCGCTTCGTCCCAAATAGTCCGCAGGATCTCCAGTTTCTTTACGGAGTCCCTGGATACCAGGAGATCCGCTTCGTCCACAATGACCAGAACCGGATCATCTCTCAGGTGCTTAATGATCTGCTTGATCTTGCTTCTCTGGGTGCCTTCCTGGATGTCCACACCCAGCTTGTCGCCCAGTTCTTTTACCAGTTCACGCCCTGACATCGTAACATCCGCCCGGATGTAGACCGTAAAAGGCTCCCTGCCCCGGAACTCTTCCAGCGCCGTTGTTTTGCCGGTGCCGGGCGCCCCCGTTATAACCCCGATCTCGCCGTCAGCACGGCATAAGCTGCACAGTCCCAGCACGCTCGCCAGGTCAGCAGTTTCAATCAGGTCTTTGAAAGGTTTATCACTGTCCGAAATGCCATCTAAAGAGACCGGTAAATCCGCCCTTTGCAGAATATCGCCGCCTGACGCCTGGTCCGCCTTTTCTTTCAGTCTTCGAATCTTTTTCAACAGGTTTTTACTGCATTTATTCCCGGCTATGAACTGACTCAACATACTGTGTGAATATCCGATCTCGCGGGCCAGGAAAGATATCATTACCCCCTGTTCCTTAACCTGGTTGGTCAACCACAAGCGCAGTTCCTGTTCATCCTTATTAGTATCATTTACCTGGAAATCAAGCACTTCCGCAGCTCCGGACATTTAGATTACCTCCCGAAATCTTATTAAAGAATAAATTCAGCTAAAATTTCACCTCGCCAGTACCTTTGCGCCGGCTTTCATCAGCATACGCTGCGCCCGGCTTACTTTAACCGGCGCATCCCCCCCGGCGTCGGCGGCCTCGCTATCTATAACCTTCTGGGCCTCGCGGGTTTCCTTCTCATAACCGGTCAATCTCATTACCTTTGCTTCACTGGTATCAGCCACGGCCTGGCCCTCAAAGTTCCGCTTCGCGCGGCGAGACCGTTTAACCACGTTCTCAGGCAGCACATCCTCCAGACCCTCTGTATAACTCGCGATCTGCCGTTTCACGGCCTTCGCCACCTGGCGGTTGGCTCTCAGTTCAGCTGTCAGATCGGCCCTGGATTCACCGTGTTCAAGAGCTTTACGGTTAACTGCGGTACCGAGGCATTTGCCCTTGTACCAGATTAGCACCTCGCCCATGCGGTTGAAGTCGTACCATACCTGGACCCACTCACCGACCAGGCGCCCCAGTTCAATGTTATGCGACCAGTATTCCCGGCCCAGCAGAGTGATGTAGCCGGCGTTTACCTTTACCTGCTCCCGCTTCATCATCAATATATCCAGGTCCGCTTGATTCACCCGGCCCGGCCGGACATGCGGCGTGTTGGCGAAGGCGTTGGTCGGCGTGTCCTTGATTTCGCTGTGTACCTGGCTGTTGTATTGCTCCACGTAGGCCGCCCAGCGCTCTACAAACTCTTCCATTGGAAGGAGCTTACCTTGCTCTAAGAGTTTTTTCTCGTTAAAGCCGGGTGGCCTGTTCTCCGGTTTATTACCACAGTACCCAGGCAAGTAGAGTGTAAACTGGTCATGCACCGTCCGGAACAGCCGCTCGATCATCTTTGCCCTGGGCGTCTTGGGTATGCATTCCCGCGTCCTGATGTCCAGCCGCTGGCAGACGTCCTTGATATATTTTGAGAGATAGTCCTTGCCGTTGTCGGTGTAGATCCGGGCCGGCAACCCGTGAGTCAGGATCGCGTGACGCAAGGCCAAGCCTATGGTCTCACTGTTACACTGCACCGTTACGCACCAGCCAACGATCTTCCGTGACCTCATGTCCTCCCAGGCCGACAGCTGCGGCCGTACCGCCCGGCCCGCCCATTCCACAAACAGGTCGAAGGGGTGGCCATCTCCCACGATTTCCTCCATAGCAAGCAGGTGAGAGTAGTCCCGCTTCACCTTTGGCATGCAGGTGGCCTCGTATTCCTTGTCTCCCCGCTGGCCCATCACTTTTTCACTATGTAAAATCTCCTCGATTACCCGGTACACCGTTGCCCTGGATGGCATCGGCCAGTCCTTGATCTCCGCCGCCTTCTCCAGATCTTTGTAAATCTTGCTGCCCTTCGGCGGCGGGTATTGCAACGCCATGGACCTGATAAAGTTTCTTACCTCGGGCGTCACCGCCCGCCGCTCTTTCCCATCCAATCCCTCCCCGCAGGACCGGTACCGGTCATCTACCAGGCCCAAAATCCCGTCTTCCTTATAGCTGCCCGCTTTCCGGTACAGTGTTTTAGCGCTCACCTTGCGCTTCATGGCCAGCGCGTTTATCCGGGACATTTTGTCCTTTCCCCGGCCATCAATTATAGCTAAAGCTTCCTTGACTACTGGCTCCCATTTTTCCGCCTGTGCCAGGATTTGCTCCGCCTTTTCCCGACCGTGCTTCGCCACCAGTTCCGCCACCGTCCGGATTCTGGCCGGGGCGGGGGAGGGAGCCGGCGCCACAGCTTTGGTTTCCTCGGCCGGCCCGGTGATGGGCAGACTCGTGGCCAGCGTTCTTTCCAGGTAGCGCCGCTGCGCCTCTGGCGGCAGGGACTCCAGCGCGACCAGATATACCTGGCCGTTTAGACCACCACGACCATCATTAATCTTACAAACCATTTTGCCGGCCATGGCTTGTCGCCGAACAGTTCGTTCAGTCGTATCCAGCGCCGCCGCCGCTTCGGATGTCGATAGCCACGTTTTCAGTCCCCGCCACCTCCTTCCAGCCGGATAAGGTGAGAATATTTGTTACCTGGTCAACTGGCCTAAAAACTCTCTGATTGCTTTTTCCTTTTTAGAAAGCTCCCGCTTTGTCTGATCGATCTTGCCCAGTTCAGCCATGAGCGCTTCCTCGCTTTCCAGCAGGTAACACTGGATCATTTCCGCCATCATCCGCAGCGGCTGTTTGTACCCAGTCGCCGCGCAGAACGCCGGCAGGTATTCCGCCGGAAACCGGTGCGCCTCTTTGGACTCCGCCGTCCAGCTGTCCAGCTGGCATTTTGATATCTCCACGCCCACCAATTCGCTCATCTTCGCCGCCACTTCATACCGCGACATGTTATTTGCCTGCTTTAGCCCCCGCGAGAGATCCTCCCGCAGCCTGTTGGCTATATTCATGCTTCCCGCTTCCACTTGTTCAGGAGCCTTCATATGCTGCTCCTTAATGATGTCAAATATTGATAACTGTTGGACTCCTGTATCCGTGGCCGGGCTGGTTTTTCTAGTTTTCGCCATCTCCGGCCCTCCCAATTTAGTAGGATTTTCCTCCTCCCGCGTCGAATATTGCAAGAACCACCAAACAATTCCAAAGAGGGAGGAGGTGATATTAAATGCTGCGTCCTTCACTTAAATGTAATTGTGGCCATGTTTTACAGATTGCTGCCATAGAAGAACAGCCAGAAGAGATTAGAGCAACTTATCAGGCTATACTTCCCAAAATGCTGTTTGTTTGCCCAAGCTGTAGCCAGTTGCTGCCATTCACACCTGGAAACATTGCTGAACCAAAGGTAGGCATAACAGATGGTAGAGTAATACAAAACCGTGAAATAACCGACCTATTCCGGAAACTTGACAAGATCTAACTTAATCCCTTCAACAATCCGTATCGCGTTAAACAAAATCCTCCTGGCAGAAGCAACGCTCATCCCTTGCAGAACGGCCATGATCTCAGTTACTTTTACCTCCAACTCTTCTCTTTTTAAATCCCAGGGGAATTCGCCATCCCAGCATCCGAATTGACTTTTTGGTGAACCTGGACAAATAATCGGAAACACCCCCTTTTCCCGCCCGGCCCAGCCGGGCATTATTTTTAACCTTTTCTTACTTGCCGGAGAAAGCGGCTGACACTCATCGGCGTTACCTGCACACCTGTAGCCTCGCTTACCTCTCCAGCTATTTGCCGCAGTGTATATCCATTTTGGCGCATTGACATGACCATCTCTTCAGCTTTGAGCTTCGTAATTTTACACTGGGAGACGGTAGCGGGAGAATACATATCTCCTTTCAGTAAAGACATGCCCAGGTTGAGGCATCCTTGCAAAAGCTCGCCCGCCGCGCCCATTGCCTGGGCGTCGATGCCGCTTGACTTCATGGCCGCCTCGCACAGGCTCAGGTATTGCTGCGCCAGGCCCGTCATAGTCATAAAGACCTTGGTTTTATCCCCGCTATCCTCCGTCCAGGCGTTGCGCTGCTGCTCCTGTACGGCCTGCGCCGGCCCGGCCGCCTCCTGCAGTATTTCGCTGATTGTCCTCATCACCCACCGCTGGAAGTTCACTATCATCTGCCTTTTGGCCGGGTCCTTAATCCGCCCCGTGGAGAGCTTCATCAATAGCCCTATTACTCCGTCACGGGTGAGACAGGTGGTCTTCTGCGGGCCGCCTGCTGAAGGTATTGTCGTAACGACAACACCTCCCTCAAAAACCTCTTTACTTCGGTCGATTGATCTCCATATCGCCGCCTTATCATATTCCATCGCTTCCACTAGGTCAGGCACCGGCATTATCACCTCTTTACCCTGCCATAGTGTAATTTACCTCAATTTCCTGGCCATCCGGTAGAATGCTTTATCGCTTCCTACCCGCCAGCCGCATTCATTAGCGGTCTTCTTGACCACACGGATGGCGTCCGAAACCTTTCGGCCAGGGTTTTCCTCAAACAACCGCTTGAAGAATTCCACCGCTTCGTTATCCGTTGACCGTGGACGGCAGGACCTGGGCAGGTAGACGATCTTTGCCTCCTGGGCAACCACCAGACGGCGTACCTCTGTGGCCAATTCATCCAGCCGCTGCTGTACCCCTTGGAGGGCTTCCACCGGAATCATGCGCCGGCCCTCCACCGCCTCATACAGGTCGATCAGCATTTCCTGCACCGCCACCGCCCTGGGCTGGTTGGACTTCATGCAGATTTTCAACGCGCCGCGCTTGGTGAAGACCCGAACATGGGGATCGCCGCCCCGGAGGTTCATACCCACCTTGGGTATAAACCTTCTCATGTCTACAACAAAGGAATCCTTATCAGTAAAACTATTTCTATCCCGATCATATATTTTCGTAACTGCATTATCTTTACGATACTCCAATGCTTTTGCCAGGTCCCTGGCCGTCACCACCGGTTGCCCTTCAACCTCTACGATCCGCATGTCATTCTTCTGCGCCAGCACCGGTAACAAATCTTGACCCACGTTATTCACCACCTTTTTAAATAATCGCCGGGCCTCACTTTTACAAACCCATAATTTCCTATTAACCGCCTAAAACCTACCAATTAATAGCCATTGCCACCCCCTTATATATTTGGTAAAATCAACTAAACCACTGTTAATTATTTAACAGTGGTAAACACCATTGTTTTATTGAGCTATCTTTTTGGGCATAGTAGTTTCGGGCCATAGTTTTTCTTCCGGCATTCCCAGTATCTCGGCGATGACCGGCCTGATACGCCGGCCAATATAGGGGGTATTGTCGTTTAAAGCCCGGCTCACCGCGCTTGATGTCACGCCGGCGCGGATGGCTACCTGGGTAAACCTGACGCCCCGTTCGTACAACATGGCTCTTATTTTTAGACCGGTCGCATCCTTTTTAACTTTAGCCTTGGCCACGGCCAGACACTCCTTTCTAAGTTGACATTGCGTTGTCAAAAATATAACAGTCCTTAGGCAATATAATAATGTGACTGAGGCAAACTGTCAATTGTATTAATCGAAAGAGTTGATTTTTATGCCCGTAGGTGAAAGAATATTTAAAATCAGAAAAAAGCTAAATCTTACACAGGAAAGATTCGCTAAGATTCTTGGGGTAGATCATGCTCATATATCAAAAATTGAAAAGGGCAAAGGTTTACCCTCAGAATTGTTACTCAATCACATTTGTTGTAGATTTTTTATTTCAAGAAAATGGCTTGATTCAGATGAGGGGGATATGATGGCCCCTCCCGAAGAACCGCTTCTGAGACAAGTTGCCTTTTATGGACAGCAAATATTGATAGAAGCTCTTATTAAGACCTTTGTGGAATACTTTGATAA